GCCAAGGTTTTATCTTCATCATCGTACAAACTTATCAATTCTGCTTGATACTTATCACTCTCTGAAAGGCTATCACCTTCTATTACTATATAAGCCACATCTAACAACTCACTCCCATAAGTTGGCTCTTCATTGCTATTCAAAGGTATCATACCTGCAAGAAACTCAATAGTTGCATAGCCTATTCTATTCTGTTCGCTAGCAAATCTTATATCTTCTATATGGAATGTAGATAAAGTTACATTAGTCTTAGTTCCGTGTGCAGGAGTTAGAGTATCAGCACTATCATAAGTTATTAAACTATATCCATCTATTGTTTCATCTTCATCGCAATTCCATTTGTGAAGAACTTTACCATTTATGTCTCTTTGTATTATATTGGATAGTTGACCTGTGAAATAATTTACAAGATTATTACTGTTAACCCCGATATATAGATCATTAGTGTTGTCAATATTAACTGTTGAACTACTACTTATATCAACTCTTGTAGCTTCTACCTCATCAACATATAAGACTACATCGCTACTTCTGTTTATATCTGCTAATATCGTGTGCTTGCCAGTTCCTAAAACAGTCGAGGCGTTTGCAATAACGGAAATAGCTGTTGACGAACCAAGTCTGACTCCAAATTCTAAAGTGTCTGTATTTTTCTTGTAAAAACAAAGATAGCCAGTCTGCCCCGTAGCAGTGTTTTTATGTATTAAATCATAGTCATTTGCAAAATCTGCAAAAATGACATCCATTTCAATTTGAAAACTATCTGTTCCAAAATTTAAACTGTTATCATTATTAACCTTTATATAACCTACTCCATCAAACTGATAACCCTTACCGTTCTGTGGCAATCTATCTGAACTCTCTGGATTAAGTGTGTCTACTATTTCATGAACTCCTGTATTGGGATTCTTTCTATATTTACTATTTCTTGACAGAAATTGAACTCTACCTTTTAATGGAAATAAAGAATTTTTTGTATTATGATTTCTCATATTATATTAATACTCCTATTAATGTCCAAATATCATTATCAACTTTCTTTATACTAGCAGTTCCATACCTACCAGCTATACTATAACTATTCTCAAAACTATTTATAGTGACTCCAATACCTTCATTAAATGTAACTGTGCCTGTACCGTTCATTTCAAATTCAATTTCAGTTCCTAAGTCAAATGATACAGAACTATTTGGGGGTATGGTTATTATTTGTTCAATTGTATTATTACATAATATATACTTACCTTTATCAGATAGTACTACAGTGTAAGCTACTCCAGATATTGGTATTCCAATATCTCTACCTAAATCATCTAGTTTATTACTTTTAGTTGTGGTAAAGTTTTCATCTGTTAATATATGTCCACTAGAATCCAATTTTAAATCTAAAGCTGTTTGTTGAGCTGTAGATACTGGTTTATTAATATCTGATGTATTATCTATATTTGATATAGCAGAGGTTTCTGCTTTATTACTAAGATCAGTAACAACTTCACTAAAATTATCATTTATTTTAACTCTAATTGTTCCATGTGTTTCGCCACTACCATTTAAATTTTCCATTTAATCGTCCCATATTTCATTATTATTCCAAGCTTCACTATCAATCCAAATATTATATATCCAAACTTCACTATCGACCCAAACTTCACTATCGACCCAATCACTAATTATAGGGACAATTTCACCAAAAGTTCTAACTATTTTTGTACTTTTACCATCAACTAAAGTAACATCAACCGTATAAGATAATCCAGTTTGTAAATCTGTAGTTACTTTTTTAGTTACTCTACCATCTATAAATGTTCTAACTTGTTCAAATAGCTTTAGAGAGTGAGATGAATCTTCCCAAACATCCCATCTCTCTAATCTATCATCTATATTTCTAGTTGGAATTGCTTCACAAGTTTCTAAAGCGAATTTAAACATAGACATTAAATCTAATTTATTTCCACCTTCCAACCATTTTAATTTCATTTTAGACATCTATATTATAACCATTTTAAATATTATCATTATAACTACTGATATAAAAGCCCCTAATATATCACCAACAGTATCGTAAATCCATTTCTCTTTATATTTATAATTTGTTAAACTCCAATCTATACCTTTTATATTCTTTTTGAGCATTACATTTTGTATTTCGTACTTAAATTCTACCAATTCCCATAATATCATTATTAAAAATGATACTCCTAATATTTGAGTATTAGATAGTCCTAATAATCCCATTATAATAACACCAATCATAGCACTATATATATGAAATGTTATCCAATAATTCTGACAAAAACCTAATTTTACTAACTTACTATTTATTATTTCTTTTAACATATTTTTACACCCTTGAATAATTCATATTAATTTTTTCGCCTATCTCTAATATATTTTCCATACCAAAACCCTCCCAAGTAATTCGATAACTATTACTATCAGACACTTCATAATCAACATTCAATAATTGTTGAGGAGCACCACTTATTTCCATTATAATAGAACTCATTATATCTGGAACATAAGCTAAAGTTATATATTTATTTGTAATATCAGTTGAAGATAAAGTGAAAAATTCATTTATTAGAGTTGATCCCCCTACATTACCACTAATAGAATCTCCACCTCCAGCACCACTATGAATAACTATCCATTGACCCCAAGTTCCATCTGGATTTTCGAATCTTAATTGGAATCCATTAAAATTGCTTTCAATTTGATGTTTAGGCGTTCTTCCATCTTTACCATCTTTACCATCAATACTTTTACCATCTTTACCATCTTTACCATCAATACCATTTATCCCATCTCTAGCTTTAATATTAATAATCTTAGTTGGAGATTCTTTACTGACTGGAATATAAGATGAAATATCATCTGGTGTTATAAAATCTTTTAACTTATCTTCTATTCTATAGTACTTTTCAGAAATACTATCATAAAGACGATCTATGAGACTTTTAGTTTCAGATGACATATTATGTATATCTTTATCGAAACTCGATTTAATGCTAGTCAAAAGTTTGTTTAAATCAATATTACTTTGTTCTATGTCATTGCTTAATTTATTTTTATCTTCTTTCTGATTTTGCTTTAAATTCTTAACTCTAATATTTGTTTCATCTAACTTCTTTTCAATATTCTTTTTATTATGATTTATTTTCTCTTTAATCTTATTTTCGCTATGAGAAATTTCACCTTTAAATGCTTTTATTTCCTGCCAAATTTTAGTAAATATTACTTTCTTTAATTCTTTATCTTTTTCATCAGAATATTTTTTAATTTCAATATTCTGCTCATTTATCATTATTTCAATTCTATCAGTAATACTACCAATTTGTCTTACTAAATTTTCCATACTTCTATCAAAATCTTCTGTATTAATCTTGATATTATCTAATCTTTTTGTTTCTTTATCTGTTAGAATTTTATTATAATTTATTACTGCTTCATTTCTTTTATTATACTCTCGTATCTCATCAAATGTTTGATTAATTATATGTATACTTTCGACAAATTTTAATTGAAAATCATCTATACTTTTAACTACATTATCTATTCTTATACTAACTGATGTTTTAGTATCACTTAACTGACCTTTAATTGTTTCTTTAGTATTAGTCAATAAATTATTAATATTGATTTTATCTATGCTTAAACGACCAATAATATCAGAATTAACTTTTGATATTTTATCACTTAATTCAGTATTAGATTTTTTGATCTTAGATAATAAGTGTAATTTCAACATCAAAATATCATTGCTTAATATCTCTTCATTTATTATATCATCCGGTAAATCTAAAGATTTTATAATGGTTTCTTTTCTATCAATAATAATAGGTGTTATGGTTTTATTTTCTTTTTCTCTAATTATATACATTTTTTACCTTGTATTCTATCATACCAAACACTAATAAATTTAGCAAACTTACTTTTACCACTCACATAATAATTACCAGTTATAATCCACCTTAAAGGTAATATAAATAAACCTAAAAATAATATTATAATTATATATATAGAAAATGAGAATCTATATACATTAAATTTATTTTTAGTATTTTCATACTTGAAGAAATCATATTCATATAAATATTCATCTAATTCAGTTTCTAATTCATATTTATGACTATCATAATTTTCTGATATTTTTACTATATCTTTAATTATTTGTTCTTTATCGAATCTACAAATTCTTTTTCTATCTGTTATATTCATCTATTTTAATCCATCTATAATTACAAATTCACTTCCATTCATCATATAGTTTTCATTATGCCAATCTTTAAACTTAAATTTACTTTTTAATTCTTTTTGAGCTTCTCTTAAAAAATCAAAATGAGCATCCCCATCTTCTTCAAAATGACTATCATACTTCTCTTCAATCTCGTCTAAATCACAATCAAAGATATTATAATCACCTCCTACTTCACTCTTTACAACAGAATGAATATCACTAAATATTTCTTCATCTTGTAATTTTAATTGTTTTAATTTTTTCTGAATTATAAAAGTTCTATTTTTATCTTCAAAAATATAATTAATTTCATTTGTAGTTTTATATTTATGTTTCATAATAGATTTGTAAGCTTTTATATCGCTTTTAAATTTATTAGTATCTAATACTTTAACTACTAGTTTATTATTTATGCTATATATCTCACCCTGCATACCACCATCAAGATACTTAATAGTATTATAAGATATTTTATTATTTTTACAGAAATCTTCAACTGTCTTTCTTACTTCACTAAATTTTTCTAATAATTGTTCGAAATTCATAATTTACCTTTATATATTTACTTATATTTATAAATTACATAACACAAATCGAAGAAGCCTAATTATATTTCTATAATTAGGCTTCTTCTTGTAAGTTAATTCTCAATCACTATTAAAGGAGTTTTTGGGTAGTGATTAGCATCCCAAATCTATATTATAATCTATATTATAATCTTAGTATAATCATCTAAATAAATATTCATATTTTTTAAAATATCTAAACCCATATCATTAGATATTTTACTTAGTATATCCTTTAAAATAATTCTAACATTTTCTTTCTCTATTATTACATTATTATTTTTATATTTTTCAATTAGTCTTAAATAAATTCTATTAATAACTCGATCGTTTGTTCCTAAGAAATCAGTATATAATAATTTAAAATATGTTTTACTAGATAGTCTGTTATTAGATTTATTTACCCACAAATCATTTAGTTCATGAGATAATGGAATTAGTGGGTCTTTTAAGTGTTTTTTATATTCTTCACTACTACAATCTAGTATAATCATTCTCATTATATGAGTAATAAAATTTTTAGCTCTATTTCTAACTTTATCCTCTATAATTTTTTTACCAAATCCCATCTCGAATAAAAAATCTTGACTTACAAATTCTCTAATAGTTTTCATAATTTATTTCCTTTTAATTTATCTCACATTTACAAATATACAAAAGTATTTATAAAATGTCAAGTTTTTTCTTTAAAATAAAATCTCTAGCTAAAATATTAACAGGATTTCCTTTAGTCGTACGATTGAACATTTCAATTTGTTTTAAAGGTAATTCTTTCAATAATACTAAACCATGTCTTATTTTTAATTCTAATTGTAGTAATTTAGCAATATAATAACTATCTATAATATCATTAGCATAACTTTTCTCATTTTCTATTATATCTTTAGGGAAAATAAATTTATCTGAATCTTCAACTTTATTATAGAATGATAATATTAAAGATTTATCACTATTTCCTCTATTAGTTATGAACATTTTAATTGAGTTTATATCATATTTCCTTAATGGTATATCTAAATCAAATATTTTTCTCTTAACACATCCAGTAAATTCTGCTATGTTAAATACTTGACCTTTACTAGCACCCATTGCATAATCTTCTAAACTCACAAAATCTGCATCTTTAATAAAATCAATTATCTTTTCTTCCATCCAAATATGCTTTTCAATATACTGAGCTTTAAACATATTCTTATGATAAAAATGAACTATACCATTATCATATTTTTTTAAATTTTTCTTAACACTTGTAAATGCTAAAAATTCTTTCTTTACTATATCTAAGTTATCATCCAACGTAAATTTGGTTATTCCGGATGAGTTTATTGACAAGTCTAATCCACATATTATCACTTATTATTCCTCACTATTTCTCTAAACAAATCTTCATTTATTATTTCTTCTTTACTTAGTGACTTATTCCATTTCAAAGGCAATATATTAAAATTAGAAAAAGTCCACCAAATCTTCTTATTCTTATTATCTACTTCAACATAAAATAATTCCTTAAATATTTCTCTGTTTTTATTTTTTCTATACTTAAATCTAATAATTCTATCAAATAATCGTAATCCTACTACAAAACCACTACTTTCACTTTCTTTATATAAATATACTCCACCATAAGAGATTATTGACTTCTGAAAATTATATGTTTCTGATTCATGATAGTTTTTCTTTTCTATTAGTTTCATTTTTATTTCTCCCTTACTTGAATATAACTACTGGTTGAAATCTACGATAATATGGTTTAGTTCCCCGATAATCTTCTGGATTATCATATTTAATAAATTTATTTTCTATATTGTCATAAATTAAACCCTCTTTAATATCATCAGTATTTTTAAGTCATTTTAACCATACAGACTTACTATATTTTGTTTGTAGTTCATCTCCCATTACATAACCTAAAGATTCGTCTTGAAAAGATTTATATAATAAAGTCATCATTCTTTTATATAAATCATTATTCTTATTTGTTACTTTTGCTCTATATATAGAGTTTTAGATTTATATTTAATCCCACTATCCATTAAATAGCAACCACCATTCACTATTTTATTATTATGATGAATAAATATATAATCTGCAATATTAACTTTATATTGTCTTATATTCTTTGTTTTAGTTTTATAGAATCTATTATTCTTTAGACCAATATTAATATTATCAATTAAATTGTCAAACAAATAATCTACACCTAATTCCTAACCATCATTACTTTGAGCTGATTCATTGATATACTCTCTTATAGTTTTCATTTTTTTATTTTTTTTATTTCTCCTTTAATATAATAAATTATATTGTAAATGTCAAGTATTTTATTCCATTCTATTACTTACAAAGTTGAAAATAACCACAATAGCTTTAACTTCTACATCACCACCTAAATTAAGTGTAATATCAGCATAACTAATTGGTTGTATTCCTTCATATATCATTTTTGCTTTAGTGTCCATATTACTATCTATACTTAATATATTCAAATCAACAGATGTCTCATCAAAATATAATCCTTCTTTATTTGTTGGTAGTGTTAAATCTAACCACCTATCAATTACTTTTCTAATACTTAGATCAGCACTTTCTATAAAAGATATTTGAATATTACTGTCCAATCTTTTGAAAGCTGTATATCTTCTATCATCTCGTATATATTGAGGTGAGTATTCTGTTTCTTGAGATGATACAGTTATTGAGTGAGCATTTTTAATTAGCAAATCCCATACATCTATATATTTATCCGGAAGTATTGTATTATTATCTTCATCCACATATTCGATATAATCACTTAAAGTCTGATTACCATCATCGTCAATAAATTCAAGTCTAAATAAATTATCTAACAATGGGTCAGTAATATTACTATTTACTAAAAATTCACTTCTATTTAAAAATGCTTTATTTTGTTCATTCATCTATAATATCCTCTTTCAGTTGTTTATTATAAACTTCAGCATGAGTTCCTAAAGCTAGTAATATAATATTTTTACCTCTTCGCTCATAACCAATTCTAAATCCATCATTTATTTTAGAGGTTGAATATTTCTTTAGTTTACCTTTTAAATTATGATTCTCCAACCATGTAACATCCGGATCATTTTCTAATTGAGTTGTAACTTTGCTTAATTTCTTTTTCATATATTGATATTTCTTCAAAAACTTAATATATCTCTTTTTATATACATTTGTTTGTATTAGATTATATACCATATTCTTTCTCCATATATTTCTCAAACTCATCAGATGTCATATTAACATAATCACCATTTTCATAATCTTTAGTACCTTGAATTAGATCTGATTCAAACTGTTTATTAGAATCTATCTTTTCTTGTATTATTTCTTTCTCATAATATTCTTTAAAATTTTCTTTTTTCATTTTATCTCCTTTAAATTTAGTTTATCTATTAAATATAATAAATATATAATATAAAGTCAAGCTATTCATTCAAAATCATTAAGAGGATTACTTTCACTATTATCAACTATATTATTATCTGTTATTTTTTGAGTTATTTCATTATTCATCTTAGTATCTGTTTCATCACTTTCATTATCTTGACTATCAATATCGATATTTCCAGTTGTATAAGTTGAAATTAAATCAATATTGTGTAGTTTACACTTTAATTGGAAAGTTGATGGTTTACCAAATACATATTTATTATTTACTGTTTGATGAGTAGAATGTGTAACTTCATATAATTTCTTATTTAAATCTTCAACGTAAATTAAGTCGCCTATTTCTGGCACTATTGATATTTCAGCAAATTGTTCTATTGAACCAAAAAACTCTAATGAAGATTGATCAGAATACCCGAATTTTGAAAAGAAATTACCTTCATCTACACTTTCATGCCCAGTAACTCTCAAATATATTTCTTGCCCAGCATCATATAACATATCTAAATAGTTTCCACCAACTAAAGTTTCATCAACTTCAACTCTAGGTATATATAAACACTTACTACCAAATTTTTCAAATATTTCAGTAGTTTGCTTTAAATTTTGATTATAACTTTTTTCTGTTAACGGTACTGTGTTATGTCTAAATTTTGTGAATGCCATTTACATACTTCCTTAATTATAATTTATTTCCTTTTTATTTAAAACATAATATATAGTATTAGATTATTTACTCTACTATTATTTATAAAAATAATACTTGACTATTTATAAATATAATATTAAATTAGAGATATTATGAAAATAGAAATTAAAAATATTAAGGTGAGAGTAGTAGATAAGATAAATACTAGTTCTTATACTATGGAAAAGTCTAAAAAATACAGAAATAGAAATGATAGAAGAAAATGGAAGCAGAATAAGAATGAATACTAAAACATTATAGTACTAGTTTCTTCTTCCTGCTCATCAAAGAATCCATTATCTCTTAATATTTCTTGAACTAATTCTTCATCTTCATTTGATTGTATAATAATATCTGAAAGTTCTTTATCTTCATCAATATCTTCATCTAATGATAGTTTTAACAATTCCTTTCCAGTTTTGATATAAACTCCATCTGATTCATCACCAATTAAATTTTCAATTTTATTTTTCTTCCAAGTCATAAAATATAATCCAGCTAATAATGATGTTACAAGACCATCTGTTAAAGGTGTCATTGCTTTTAATTGTTTAGTAAATACTTTAAGTTCTTTTACTGTATCGTCATCATTGATTTCTAGTATATCATTTTCAATTAAAAATTTCATTATCTTAGCAATCATTGGTTTATTTGATTTTGTTAATCTATATCCATAAATTTCTTTCTTTTCAGAATATATATTATCATATTCATAATCAGTTCTCAAATCATTTAGTATTTGTTTAGCAATATTATTTTCACCAACTATTAGAGCATCATTATAATATTTACCTAATATATATAATATTAAAGATGATTCTAAATAATCAAAATGATCTTTAAAATTAATTGTTAATACTTGTTTTATTTTTTTTCTAACATCTGTAACATCTAAAATTTGAATACCTATATTATCATTATCACCTTCTTTTGAATATAATGTCATTTCTGATGGGTCTATTGATATAATATATTTATGTCCTTTAATTGGAGAATAATATGTTGATATTTGCTCAGTATACTTTTTTAATTTTTGATTTATAAAGCTATCACTAATTGGATATTTAACTTTTATATTTTCTAATACTTTACCGTCAATATATATATTTTCTAATACAACAAATTTTGTTTCATGGTCTTGTTCAAATTGATTTAATGACATTACTGCTAGTTGCTCATCTCTCCATTTTTTATTATTTCTTTCTGGAATATCTTTATAAGTAACATTTAGTACTTTAAATCCATTCCAATTAGGAGTTCCTTCTAAATTACCTTTATCAACTATTTCTTTCCAATGATTATCTCCATAAGGTGTTGACATCATAATAACACTAATACTAGACTTCTTTTTAGCTGAGGCAATTACTGGATATGTTGCACCCCAAAAATCATTCCACATATTTAATGGAATTTTTGCTACCTCATCAATTATTAAATCATTCACAGATTTACCAGAAATGCTATCTCTTGTAGTTGCTGATGTGAATATTTTAGAACCATTAGTACCTTTCATATCACCTTTATTATAAGTGACTATTGGTTGTTGCATAAACTTAGGAAGTGATTCATAACCTATTTGAACTCTTTCTAATACTTCCATTGCTGTTGATTTCTTATTACCAATGATTGCTGTTGTATTATATTCTCTAAAGATAAATTTCCAACAAGCATATACTGTAACAATAGTAGTGTTATGACTTAATAATCCATTAGTATAATATAGCTTGTCATCAACATCAATTAAATCATACATGTTATCAAATTTATTTAATATTTTTATTGACTTAACACTAGAAATTCCTTTATTAGTAACTAGCATATCATTTTTTGTTAAATCTTTAGCGAATATTTTATTATTAAAATTATCTATTAAAATATGATTATCTGCACACTCTAAAACTATATTATTTTCTAAAGTAATTACATATATTTGATATTTTTTAGTTAAACCAATTCCTTTAAAATCTTTATATTCATCATAAGATAAAACTTCATATTCATCTGTTTCTAAAATAGAAATAAATTTATCTGATATTTTTATGAATTTATTTAAGAAAAAAGATATTATATTATGTGTTATATAATTAAACATTTAAAAACTCCAAACATTTATTAATTATCTTTTTCTTATTATTTTTATAATCACTTTCCCATATAATCAAAACTTCATATCCCTTACTAATAGCATGATTTACTTTTATATAATCTTGCTTCCATATTTCATCTACGGATATTTCTCTATTCATTTGTTTTATTACTTCATTATTTCTATATTTTTTAGGAGAAGCATGCCAATAATCACCATTAAATTCTATTATTTTCTTTTTTGAGTAAAGAGTAAAATCATATAAATAATATTTATTATTTGTTTCGTCATAGCTTATAGTTTCATTTTCTTTATATTCAACATCGCTTAAGTCTAAACTTCCTTGTTTTATTATTTCATCAAACATTTCTATTGATATTTTAGAATAAGTTTTACTGTTATTTAGTCTAAATTCATTATATTTAATCATTCCATCAATTTCACCATACCTATTAGTGAAGTTTAAATGATTAAATGGATTTTTCTTCAAATTAATTTCTGCTTTTTCTTCATCACTTTTATTATTTAAAGTTTCTTGCCACTTTCTCTGCCTTTCATTGAATATCTTTAATCCTTCAATTTCACCATACTCTATAATACATTTTTCTTTAGAAAATGTTGTTTGCCTTTCTGATACTTTTTCTTTAGCTTCTTTTTCTGTGTATCCTTGTTTAATCCAATATTCTATTCTTTGAGGATATAGTTCATTATCTAACTTAGTTTTCTTCATCTTATTAACTATTTTATTTATTTCTTTTTCTTTTTCATCTTCTGATAATTTATCATATTTAATAAAATTTTTACTATATGATGAAAATTTACCATTATGCTGATATAATGGATTTTTATCTCCTTTAATTCTTTCACTCATATATTCAACTAATTTATTATGAATTAAATCTTTTTTAGTTAAGTTATATTTTTTACAGTAACTATCAACACTAATATCTTTATGATGATATTTTATATGATTTGCTAATTTAGATGTTCTTTTATTGCAAATTTTACATTCTAATAAACTATCATAGTCAGCACTAACATTACTTTTAATTGAATTAAAATACTGTTTTTCTTTACACATTTTATTTGAACAAGTCTTTGATGATGGTATTTGATTATAGTACTCATTACCACATATAATACAAATCTTTTTATATTTTTTATCTTTATATATTAAATCTTCTTTAGTGATATTATTTTTCATTAAATATTTTTCTATACCACTTTTATCAAGTTCATGATGTTGTCTTAAATGTTGATCTAATCCTTTAAATCTTTCTCCACAAATTTCACATTTAGGAAAATCATAATAATTAATTCCTTTGTTATTATACCTGCTTATTTTTCTACATATATCAGAACATAAAAATTTAATTTTAGTTTGTTTACCCTCAAATTTCTTCTTACATATAAAGCATTCTTTTAATTCCATTTTTAACACTCCTTTTAATATTTTTTATAAGAAGTCGAAAATATAGTCTATGTATAGTGATATTTTCTATTTTATTTGTCTTCTTATTTCTTATATTTATAAAAGTGTTAAATTGCACACATTTTCCAACTTGTCTTGAACAAGAAAGTGCAACTTTGGGATCATTAACAAATAAGTCTAATGCTTTTACTTGAAACTTTCTTAATGGCATTCTTATTAAGCCATCATCAATTGATACTACTTTAAAAAATTGAGCAAAATATTGTATATCATTTTTACATCTTATATTAACTAAATGATGTATTGGTAATAAGTCATAAATTGCATCTTCTCTAATAATACTAGGTTTTCTTTTAAATTCTATTGATATTCCATTTACATCTTTACTAATATCTGGAATAGTTTCAATGTCAATCAAATCAGTTATTTTTACAAACACATCCCATGAAATATTCTTATCTATAAAATCAAATAGATTCATATCACCATATAATGGTAGCTCCAATAAGAAGTCAAGCTGAAGTTGATATTTACTTTTTTTATTAATTACTAATTTCTCTTTTTTATAAAAAACATAATATATATTATTAAGTTATTTACTCTACTTTAATATTTATAAAATAATTAAAAAATAAAGCTTGACATTATTAAAAATTATTATTATATTGTAGTTGTAGGTTAATTTAACATAATAAAGGAGTAAGAAAATGTGTGAAAAATGTGAAAGTAAAAAAGAAGAAACAGTAAGTTTTGACCAAAAAGTTTTAGGTGATGACTTTGATGTATTGATTAAGTTTGATACTCCTAACAAAGGATTAAATAAGTACCAAATCAAAGGCTATGTCTGTGATTGTGGTAAAACTTGGAAAGAAGACGGACAAGGCGATACCGACAAAACAAAATATTATTATAAGTTTAAGCCATACTTAACAATTATTGATAAACCAAGTCGAGGATATAAAACTTGGGAAGAATTAACTATAAAAGAAATAATAATCATAAAGGAGAATTAAAGAAATGACTATTAAGAGTATTGATGAAAAAATAAGTGTAGTAGAAATAGATTTAACTGGAAGTGAAGGAAATGCTTTTGTATTATTAGGTAAAGCAAAGGGATATTGTAGAATGTTAGAATTTAGTAAAGAGAAAACTAATCAAATATTAAAAGATATGCAAACATCAGATTATGAAAATTTAATAAATGTATTTGATAATAATTTTGGACATTTTGTAACGCTATATAAATAAAGATTAAGAAATTTATAAATAACTATTGATTTATTGAAAGTTATTTATTATATTATAACAGAATTCTAAATAAAGGTAATAACAAGCTATTATAAATAAACTGATGATATATGAGTCAATATTAGACTCTAATAATGATGAAGACTTAATTAATAAGTATCTACTTACAATTTCTAGAAATCTACTATTTCACTTAAGAAAGAAAGGGATTGCTAAGAAACATAGTAATACAATTAAGAAATCTACTCTTATTAAATTTTTAAAGCTTATAGGCTATAAGAATCATTCGTTAAAGTATATAAACAAGCTATTAAATCAATTTCAATTATCTTCTTATATAAAATCATATAATAGAGACTTTATTACAATTAAACCTAAGTATGACTATGAAAATAGTGACACTATATATTTAAGTTATGAAATAAAAGATATTAAGAAATTTACTTTTAATATTTTCAAAAAAGAAGTAATAGAATTTCTTTATACAAGACCAAATATTAAATCATTTCAAAAACTAAATAAGTATGGTAGTTTTATAAACTTTACTTCTCAACAAAAAATATCTAAAACTCTAAATATTTCTCAAAGTGTAGTATCACAACAAACAAAAGGTATTGATAAAATATATTCTTTTAAAAGGCTAACTGAATATAATGAATTAAAATCTTGGGAAGATGCTAAACAAAAATTGAAATATTTTAATACTATTAAACGAGGTAGATATTCAATAGTATCACACTATCATGAAAAGAAAACAATTCAACAATTTTATATAATTAGATTAGAAGGTAGTAGATTAGTTAAGATTGATGATAAAATATATTTTAAATATAAAAACAATAAACAATATAGTTCACTGAGGGGTGAGCTTAAATTAAATGTAAGTGCTAAATATAAATATCAAGTAATCAGTGATATTTCTAAAAACAAACAAATCGTAACACTTTCGTCGGGAAAAGAGAAAACCTATATATGTAAGGGGCAACTTCGAGAAGGTACAAGTATTAACTATGATAAGTTTGGAAATAGTAATAATCTTAATGATTACTTTTATTTATATGCTAATAACCTTTCATTAGAAAAAAGCAATATACATTTAATGGATCATTATGAAAATAATAAAAGAGATATAGAAGGTAGGAGAATTAAGTCTGATAAATATAGATTAAAAGTATATTTAAGTAAGAAGACTAATACCCAAAATGTTATTATTAGTAAAAGTAATAATAAATTTAGACAGTCCTTCATTAATAGACGACAGCGATATAGCATTCTATTATAATTACTAATTTCTCTTTTTATTAAAAACATAATATATATTATTAAGTTATTTAACAAATCAAATTTACTTACCTTAAGTGAAAAGTTATTTTTATGTCAATAAAGGAGAAATAAACCAATGAGAATAGATATTATTATCACACCACATGAACTTTTTAACCGAAATATTTTAATTAAGACTAAAGATGGAATTGTAATTAGAGAGTATAACATAGAATTAACAAATGACCAGTGTAGTGATACATTTAAAGCTGAGATTGAACTAATTACTGATATATTACAATACTTAAGAAGAAATGGATATAAACACAATCACCCATATATTTATTGCACTGAAGAAAAGGTATTTAATTTTTTTAATAAAGAACATGAGTTAGCTGTAAATAGTTGGATGTATGTGGAGTATGCAAATTACAAAAATGATTTTTATGATAAATATCATAACGAATTAAGACAGCTCGCGTCACTTTTTAAGTTCTTTAATGTAATGAAATTTATCTATAATGAAAAAGTTTATGAGTATACTTATATAAAAGGAAAATAAATACTTGACATTATTAAATTTTATGCTTATATTAGAATTATGAATATATTTAAAAAAGAAACAAAATGAAGAGCTTTAAAGAACTTATGAATGAAGAAACGAAATATAGACATAACAATGTCATTATCAAATTCACTATGAAAGGTGACAAAGTAAATTTTGATACTCATGTTGAAAAGAGACTAGCTGATAGAAGTAATTTGACATTAGATATATTTAAGAAAAAGTTAAATAAATTTGTTGATGCAATAATCGATGATTTTGACCAAAGTAATGGAGTTTATTTATGTATGTTCTTAAAGAGCGATATTAAAGTATTATTGAAATTCACTAAGAATACATCTAAAGCAAAACTCAAAGGAACTATTATTACAATCACAATATTAGATATTGATATGAAAGTTAAAAATTATGATTGGGCAATTACTCTTAATGAGAATGCTGAATATCTCTTTAATCAATACAATGTTGATATAGAAAATAATGAATATCATTTACATGATGTAGAAGAAAATGATGAGAATATGGAATATAGTATTGGATTTTTAAAAGAAAATAATGTTAAGAAAATTGATCATGGAATTGAGTTAATAAAATTGGAGATATAATTGAATATTAGAATGATGAGGTATTCAGGAAGTAAATATAATTTTGTTGAAATTATAAATGAAATTATTAATAAATCAAACAAGAAAATATTTATTGAACCATTTATTGGAAGTGGTTCTGTATTTATTAACACTATAGATAAATTTGATGAATATATAATAAATGATGTTGACTCTAACATCATTTCTATATGGAATGCAATTAAAGAGTTTAATTATAAGGACTGGTCTGATAGAAAGCGATATATTTTTAATAAGTTTGGGGACATTAAAAATAATAAAGAGTCATATTATAATTTTAGAAATACATATAATGAAAAAATTCATTTTACAGATAAGAAAGAAAAAGGTATTTATCTATATTTCTTAGCTAATAGTTGTATAAATTCATTTTTGAGGTTTGGTCCAAATGGAATGAATCAAAGCTATGGAAATGTATCATATACATTTAATAAACTATCTTATAATAAAATTAAGATGAAATTGAAAAAGACAAAAATCTTAAATTTAGATTATACTGAGATAGAATATAGTAATTCTCTATTATTTTTAGACCCACCATATTTTGAAAGAGATAGTAGTTATTCTAAATTTGATAATGAAGATAATAAAGAATTTATCAATAATATAATACAATATTCAAAAAATAATGATGTGTTATATACTGATATTTATAATGAAGAAGTATACAAGCAAATAAATAAATTTAAAAGAAAACTATTAAGAAAACAAATGAGTAATACTTCACCAAATAGAAAAAATAATTTAGAAAAAGTAAAAGGTAATAAAGAAGTATTGTACTATAAAATAGAGGAAAATAATGAATATTCATAAAGTACTAACAAAAGTGGCATCTATTAAGAAAAAAGAAGTTTGGTTTATATATGGGGATTTATATAAAAAGATGAATAACACTTATCCAGAATTAACATGGACTGGAGGTAAAAAATTAGCAGATATTAGAGAGCAAGGATTTGAAGATAAATTCATTGATATGATTAAAGAAGATTATAAAGATGATGTTGAAGCTATTGAAAAAAGAACTGAATTATTAGAATATACAGATGAACAAAAAATTAAGATATTTGAAAATGAATTAAATCTAATTAAGTCTGATGATATTAAGAAATTTTTAATTCGAGCTTTAGTAAAAGTACCAGATTATGTTTGGTCAATACCTGCCTCAAGTACGCTTAAGTATCATCCAGCATTTAGTTGTGAAGCAAATGGATTAATGAAACATACTAAAGCAATCGTTAAAATACTACAAGATTTATTTGAGGTTGAGATATTTGAATTTAATGAAAGAAAGAGAGATATATTAATGGCTAGCGCAATACTTCATGATATGGCTAAATTAGGATTTAATGGTAGTGAATATACCGTTCCAAAACATCCATTAGAAATTACTCAATTTTTAAGAGAGAATATTAAACTAGAAGACTATCCACAAAAAGATTTTGATAAGATGTGTAATTGTATTGAATCTCACATGGGAAAGTGGAATACTACTGAAAGAGGTAAGAATCCAAAAGAAATATTACCTAAACCAAAGACTAAAATGGAGGTTGTGTTACATTTAGCTGATTTAATGGCTAGTAGAAAATATATAACTATGGATTTTAATAAGGATTTTGAGGTATAGATTATGTATATTAAAGAAGAAGATATGAAAGAAACTGGAAATTTCGTAAAAGAAGTTGAATATTTGATAGAAGATATAGTACAAGAATATAAAAATATAAGAGGTGCTATAATAGTTAAGTCGATTATAGAGGATATTGCTAGAGATTTAGATATTAAGCCAACTAGATTAATATTAATGATGAATAAGCATAAATCTAAATATACATATAATAATCATATTTATGCAGTTGTTGGAGGAGCTTTAGTTAGGAAGCAAAATTTTTCTAGAATAAGATTAATGGTAGAGAAAAAATTAAAAAAGAAATTAAACTATATTTTTATAAATAAATAAATAATAAATAAATTTAATAACTGGAGTAAAAAATGAAATTAACAGAATTTTTAGCAGAAGAATTATCAGAATCAAATGGAATAACAGTGAACGATAGTATTTTATTAGAGTCTGAAGAAAAAGATTTTATAAATGATCTAGACCTAACTATAGATGAGCTGATAAATGATGCAAAGTCATCTAATTCATCTATACTAATAAGCTCTATTGTAGATGCTCTAGCAACTGAGCTAAAAACAATGCCTAAACAGCTAAGAGCTATGATGGTAAAGTTTAAATCAAAATATACAGGGAATAACCCTGTTTTTGCAATCATTAAAGGTAAAGAAATGAAAAGAACTAATTTTATGTCACTTAAAGGGTCAACTTTAAAAAAATTATCAAAAAATAAAGGATTACAAAAAGAATACCAGAAATAATAAATTTAAAAAAAGGAGAAATAAATGTTAAACTATGTAAAAACACTGGAAACAAAGTCAATTGAAAGAGGTCATTCTACTGACGCTGGAATAGATTTTTATTGTCCAAGTAATACTGAAGATTTTACTAAAAAATTGTTAAGTATTGAAGTAAACAAAAATAATAACATACGTTTATTAGAAAATAATGAAGGTATAGTAGTACCTGCACACAGTAGCATTCTTATACCAAGCGGAATTCATGTTAAATTTGCTAGTAGTAATGCGTTAGTTGCATATAATAAATCAGGAGTATCTACTAAAAAAGGATTATCTGTATTGGCTGCAGTTGTAGATAGTTCTTACGAAGGAGAAGTTCACATAAGTTTACTAAATACTTCTAATGTAGAGGTAATAATTTATTTTGATGAAAAAATTGTTCAATTTATTTTACTACCAATAAATTTATGCAGTATTACAGAAGAAACTTCGTTAGAAACTTTATATAAAAATTCTCAATCTGATAGAAAATCTGGTGGATTTGGGTCAACTAATAAAGGACAATAAAATATGAATAAGAAAATCTTATCAAACTTTAATGGAGATGAATTAGCGTCTAATGTATTTGTAAATAAATATGCTTTGAAAAATAAAAATGATGAAGTCACAGAATTCTCATTATTAGACATATATAATAGAATGTTTGGTGCTATTAAGATTATTGATAATACAGACTTTACACCTTTAATAAATAATTTTCTACCAGCGGGAAGAGTTTTATATGCTTTAGGCAATCCTTATGATTTAACTGCGACATTTTCAAATTGCTATGTTGAAGATATTAGAGCTGACTGTATAGAAGAAATCTTTAATACTGCTAAAAGACAAGCAAGAATTTTTAGTAAAGGGGGTGGGGTTGGCTTTGATATATCTACGCTTAGACCAAAAGGTAGTAAAGTTAACAACTCAGCAGGAACAACAACAGGGCCTACTAGTTTTATGGATTTATACTCTAGTGTCACTGGAATAATTGGACAGCACGGAAGACGTGGAGCATTGATGCTAACAATGGATATTAATCACCCAGATATAATTGATTTTATTAATATTAAAGGTGGTAAAGATAAAACAAAAGTCCAGTATGCTAATATATCTATCAGAATTAATAATGATTTTATGGAAGCAGTTGAAGAAGACAGTGACTGGAAAATGACATTTACTACTCACTCTAATGAAGTAATTGAAAGAGTTGAAAAAGCTAAACTTATATGGGACTTAATAGTAGAGTCAAATTATAATGGAGCAGAGCCTGGACTATTATATTGGGATAGCATAATAGATAATGATCCTTCTAGTATATTTAAAGAAACTAAGCCTGTATCAACAAATCCTTGTTTTACTGGTGACACAATAGTAGCTGTTGCTGATGGTAGAAATGGAGTTAGTATTAAGGAGTTATCAGATAAAGATGAAAAATTCAATGTTTATTCTGCTAGAAAAAGTGGTTCAAAAAATCAATGGAAAGTAGAAATTAAACCAGCTGTGGCTTTTAAGACTGGAGAAAGAAAAATAATTACTCTTAAATTAAGTGATGCTTCCATTATTAAATGTACACCAGAACATCTATTAGCTTTACCTGATGGAAAATCTTATGTTGAAGCTAAATCTACTTTAGGATTAGAGTTAGAAAAATTTTACACATTTTCTAATAAAAATACAGAAAAATCTTATAGGCACATTAAAAGTAAGATAAACGGTTATTCTAAACAATATAGAATGATATGGGAAGAGAAAAAAGGTAAATATGATGGTAAAATTTATAATTTAGATCATGTTGATAATGATTCTACTAATGATAATATTGATAATTTAGAATTAATAAGTATAGTAGAACATATATTAAGAACTAAAAGACATAGTAAAGATAATCCAATTCAAAGAATAAAAGGAACTGAATATTTATCATTATATTCTAGTAGATCAAATATTCAAGCTAATGGTAAAAGATATGATTGGTCTGAAGAAAAAATTAATGAAAAATTAAAAGAATGGGATAATGAAAATTTAGAAAGACTAAATGAATTAAAAGAAATAAAAGAATCTAATAATGTATATTTAGATGAAAGAATTTTTGTTACAGAAATTATTGACAATAATGAATATGAAGATGTGTATGATTTAACAGTAAAAGACAATCATAATTTTTATATTATAACAAAGTCAGATGATTGTAATTTTTTAAATAGCTCTGGAGTATTAGTACATAATTGTGGAGAACAACCATTAGAACCAGGTTCTGCATGTAACTTAGGATCTATTAATCTATCTAATTTTATTATTAATTCATTTACAGAAAATGCTGCTTTTGATTATGATAAATTTAAAAAAGTAGTAAAGCTATCAATTAGATTTTTAGATAATGTAAATATACTAAATTATGATAGGCAACCATTAGAAAAGAATAAAGTAGCATTAAAATTAGGAAATAGAATTGGCCTTGGAGCTACAGGCTTAGCTGATATGTTAATTAAAATGAATATGAAATATGATACAGATGAAGCTATAGAGTTTACTAAAAGTATTAAAAAAATATTAAAACAATATAGTATAGAAGAGTCAATAGACTTAGCTGAAGAAAGAGGACAGTGTGGAGTATTAGATTTATACAAAGATAAAAACGAGCTAACAAATTGGAGAGCTCATGAATATTGGAGGTCTGTAGATGATGAGTATAGAGATAAATTATATAAATTTGGTATTAGAAACATTGGTCTAAATACAATTGCTCCGAATGGTAGTTTAGGTATTATACTTAGAGGAACATCAGGAATTGAGCCTATATTTGCATTATCTTATAACAGAACTGTTAAACAAGCAGGTAAAGAAAAAGACTATGAAGTATTTCATCCATTAGTAGAAGAGTATAATAGTATATTTGGTAAAAATGCACACTTAAAGAATGAAAATTTTATTGTATCTAAAGATATAGACTGGAAGAAAAGAGTAAAAATGCAAGCAGCTATTCAAGAAAGTATTTCTCAATCAATATCGTCAACTGTTAATTTACCAGGAGATACAACAAAAGAAGTTATAAGCAATATTTATATGGAAGCATGGAAACAAGGATTAAAAGGTATTACAATATATAGAGATGGCTCAAGAGATGGTGTACTTAAAGAAGTTGACGAAAAGAGAAAAGATAGTAGTGTGCTAGAAGATGTAAAGTTTGCTCCAGTTCAAGATGCAATAATGAATGCCATACACTCCGAGGGTAGAAAATGGTATGTTTTTTATACTATAAATGATGAGACTAAAATGCCATCTTCATTATTTGTTAATACTAATTCAACAGAAACAAATATTATGACTGATAATGTATTAGAGTATTTAGAAGTTTTAGCGCAAAAATATCTTAAAGATATCTTATTAGATGAGCTAAAAGATAAACATAAAAAACAGAATAATGTTACTAAAATTGCTAGAACATTATCATTATTATTAAGGCATAATATTCCAATGTTAGAAATTATTAAAACTATTGAAGAAATCCAGCCTCCTGTATATTCATTTATATTCCAAATTAAGAAATTACTATCTAAATTTGTTGAAGGTGAATATACAGGTGAAAAATGTAGCGAATGCGATAACCAATTAGTTTTTGAAGGCGGTTGTTCAATATGTATGAATTGTGGTTTCACTGCGTGTAATTAAATAATAGAGGAAATACTAATATGAATTGCGATATATGTAAGAAGAAACTAAAAGAGGAATTTTCATTCAATAAGGCCAATATAATTATAGGACATTATGAATGTCTTAAAAATAATAATTATAAAGATATAAAAACTAGTAAATGGATATTTCCAGATAGTACTAAATATTTAAAACCAATTGATTTTGAGATTTAAATAATATTACTTCGTATTAAAAAGATTTTTCCCTTGATTAAGTAACTTCACGGGATTAATCTTTTTTTTATCTTCAACAATTTCTTTAGGTTTTGAATCATTGCTTATTTTAACAGCTTTTTCAACAACTTCTATATTCTTTGCTAGTTTATGATAGGTATTATTTAAAGTCTCAAATGACGAGCTAATACTATCGTTTAAATTGATAATAGTATTAACTATGTTCCTATCAATTTCGACTTCATCAGAATTATCACCATCCTCCATTTCAACATCAATTTCAACTTCTCTAAATAATAAATCATCTTTATCAATTCTTTTAGTAATTTTATTTTTAAAATTTATCATTTCTTGTATATAGTTTCTTTGCATCTCTAAATCTTCTAAAAATTTATTGCTTGGAAAATCTAAAATTAGTTTACGCTTGTCTGGCATTTTTATTCATCCTATATTTTTTATTTATATTTATAAAATAGTTCTTGACTTTTATTTATAAAATGTGTATATTGCTATTATAAGTTAATTAAAAATAATATTGACAAATATTATATTATTTGTTATATTTTAAAATAAATGGAGAACATTATGAATAAAATACAATTAGCAGCAATGATTAAAAATAAAATTGAAACTACTGGAGATATAATAGTAATGGAATATTCTTTACATTCCAATAATACTATTGTTGGACGATTTACTGATGATACACATTTATATAGGTTTACTTTAGATTTAATTAATCTTCAAGTTAACTTTTTTTTAATTAGTAATAAAAATAAACAAGGAGAAATAGAAATGAGCGAACTAAAAGAAACATTAAAAGAAAGAAATACTAATTATGGAGGCTATAAACTAGGAGTAGACTCTAGAGCGGGTATTTTAGAAATACTTATTTACCAGTACAGAGAAATTAATAATAAAGATATGCCAGTATCTCAAATAATTTGGCTAACTGATTTAATAGCTAAACTATGTAGAATTTCTAGCACACCTAGTCATACAGATTCTATACATGATTTACAAGGATATTCTAAACTAATAGAGGAGATGTTAAAAAATGAATTATAAAAAACATTTAGAAAGTATTAATGCGACTATTATGTCTAATACTTCAATTACTGAACTAGAGAATTATATACCAGAATTTGTTAGCATTACATGGCTTCAAGATATTCAAGACACAGATAAATTTCTTAAAAGTAGAGATATGTCAAGATTAGATTGTGTGAGAGAGATGTTTAATTGGAGAACTCTGCCTACTGCATTAGAAACTGTGCGAGTAACATTCTTTTTAGAAGGTCTAGATTTAACAAATGTGACACATATTATTAGACATAGATTATTTTCATTTTCTGCCCAATCTACAGACCCAGTTTCAATGGAAGACCACGATATATTAACTAACTCTGCTTTTGACGAGCATAAAGATTTAGCTGAACGAGCTAAAAAATTAACATTAGAATCTAATGAACTATACAAAGATGCTTTAAATAGAGGAATTAGTTTTTATGACGCTAGACATTATCAACCAAGAGCTAAAGAAGCAAAATATTTTATGAGTGGAAATATAAAAGATTTTATTGGCTTCATAAATACTAGATTGGGAAGAACTAATCAACCAGATAGCGATAATATTTTAGCACTTAAGATGAGACAGCAATTATTAAAAGCTTATCCGGACGTTAAGGATATTTTAGAAAAACAAATGCCTACGGAAAAAATACAGCAGCATTATATTTCATCAATTAATAATAAGATGAATATGAATACATTTCCACCTGATTCCTTTCATAAAAAAGAATTAGATAAAAGAAATATTGATTATAGTAGTGCAAAATTTTCTCATAGCCAAGCTAAAGATACTTTGTCGAATCATAATTACTTTTTAAAAATATTTAATGAGGTACTAAATGAAAAATAAAATTTATATAGCAGGTGGGTGGTTTACTCCAAATCAAGTAAAACACTTAGATATACTAGATAAAAAACTTGAAAATCAAAACAAGTATGACTACTTTAGACCTCGTACTGATTGCTTAGGTATAGATGGAATTAGTGATTGGAATACTATATATACTAGAAATATTGAAGAACTTGAGCTGTGCGACTATATGATAGCAATAACAACAGATAAAGATATGGGTACTTTAGTAGAAGTGGGTCAGTTCATAGAGAAAAATAAGCCTATTATATTTTTTACTCCAGGATTAACAGGAAAATTTAATTTAATGCTAGCTAAACCTGCTCATAGAGTATGTACTACTATAGAAGAACTAGACGACGCATTATTAGATTTATCTATAAAGAGGGAGTATACAGATGGAATTGAGTAAACTTTATAATCTTTCTTATATTACTAGGTATTCAAATACCCCTAGAATTAAAGATGAAAATGTAGCAGAACATTCTTTTTTTGTAGCTATAGAAGTTTTAAACTTATATTTAGATTATGACTTTAATCTCGGAGAAGCTATAATAATGTCGATAACTCACGATATTCCTGAAGCAGATACTGATGATGTCAACCACTTGATAAAGAAAAAATATCCTAAGTTAGCTAAAGAACTAAAAATAGTTGAAAAAGAAATTGTAGAGACTTATCCAGATTTTATTAAAAAACCTATTTTTGAATTTGATAAGATGGAAACATTTGAATCTGTTATAGTTAATATGGCAGATGCTATACAATGTATGACATACTCTAAAAATGAAATAAAGTTAGGCAATAAAGGATATATGGTGGAAGTATATGATAATTCTAAAAAAAGAGTAACCGAAGTTAAAAATTTTATTAAATTAAAGTTTAAAGATAAGATAAGGAAATAACTATGATATATAATTGCTATACAGAAAAAGATTCCACTACGACTTTAGTATACTCAGTAGCAGGAAAAATAAAAAAAGAATCTGTGTTATTTAAACCATCTTTATATTTTAAAAGTAAAAATGGAGATTTTAAAAATATATTAGGGGATAGACTAAAAAGGAAGATTTATAGCAATATTTGGCAATATAGATCAGCTTTGTATAAATTAAAAGAACTTAAAGAAGAATATTACGGGGATATTGACCCAAAATACCAGTATATATCTCATCGATTTTTAAATAAAGATATTAAAATAGATAAAGATATTAAAGCTTATAATTATGATATAGAAGCTTTTAAACTTAACTCTGATGAATTTATGAAACCTGAGCAGGCTAAAGGTCCTGTTCAGTCAATTACAATTCAAGAAATGCACACAAATAAATATTATATTTTTGGATACAAAGATTATGAAGTAACAGATATAACTACTAATAATGAAAAGTCATATACTATTAAAAAAGAACAAATTTCATATATTAAGTGCAATTCAGAAGTGCAATTATTAAGAAAATTTATTAAATTTTTAAAACAAAAAGATGTACAGGTTTTAACTGGATATAACATACTTAGATACGATAATCAATATATTATGAATAGACTAAAAAGACTAGGTATTGAAGATGATTTTGTTAACGAGTGTGAAGAAAAACATGAAGGAATTTTTTTTGGTAAAATGCAGAATCTAGACTACTATGTTTTATACAAAAAATTTTATTTAGGAGACTTGCCTTCATATTCATTAGATAATGTATCTAAGTTAGAACTTGGATTTGGCAAAATTGAAATGGAAGATGGCTTCAGAGGTACTTATAAAAATGATTATAAAAAATTTATAGATTATAATTGTGTAGATGTAATGCTCCCGTACTTATTAGAAAAAAAACTAAAGTATTTTAATTTAATATTTTCAATGTCAAATAGATTTAGATGCTTACCTATAGATATATTATCTATTACTAAGTATTGGGATACTTACTTATATTATTATAATTTAAAACAAAATGTAATAGTTGATAAATCTAAAAAAATACACAAACTACAATATATGGGAGGATATAATAAAGAGCCAATTAAAGGCGTACAAAAATGGTGTACTTTATATGATATAGAATCTTCGTACCCGACTAATACTAGGAAACATAATATTTCTCCAGAAACTATAGTAGATTATAAAGACTTGCCAAAAGAACTATTTGACTTATCTTTAAAATTTTTATTTAACGCTTTAAAAAGAACTTATGATAAAAATAAGAACTTATATGTTAGCAGAACTGGAAGTGTGTCAAAAATATTAGATTCTACAAAAATATCAATAGATAAAACTAGTATCATGTATATAAAATCTTCAGAAGATGAGCAGTTAATAAATAAATTAGCATTTCCTAGATTTATTATGATAAGGCACGATAGTTTAATAGACTATAAAAAAATTAGCCTTATGAAAAAAATTGACAGTAATAAGTATGTATACTTTGCTATGTCAAAAGAAGAGTTAATAGACTTGTTAAGTAATAAGGCAAAAGACTATACCAGCGTTAACTTTATTAATCATACTTTATTCTATTCTACACTAGTTTCTGATTTTTCTGAAGACCCTTATTTGTTTAAGCATTTTACTAGGCTTCTAGTGAAACATAAATTAATAGTAACTCCTATACTGCAGTTTTATAAAAAAAATAAAAAAGGTATTATTCCAGACACACAAGGGTTAGTTTTTAAAGATAGAAAAATTGCAAAAAATCTTGCATTTAATTATAATATAGTTAGTAAAATATGTAAATCATTTTTAAAAAATAAATTATCAGCGGACAAAAAAGAATTTTATTCTATAGGAATTAGTTATTTAGATACAGATATTAAAAAAAATATGATGACTATTTTAAAAACTAGAGACGCTGATAAAATTAAACAATTAAAAGATAGTAGTTTGGAAAGTAGTATTAATTATAATATTGAAAATTTAGCTCTTAAACTAGCAATTAATGGAGCATACGGAGCAGTTGCCAATCCTACGTTTAGATATGCAGATTTTAGATTATCTGAGTCAGTAACCTCTTGTGGGCAGCTATGTGCTAGAGGGGCTGCTAGGTATTTAGAAAATCACAATTTAGCTAAATGGATTTATATGGATACTGACTCTATTTTCCTAAAATTACCTAATTTAGATTTAACAAAATCTGATGATGAAATATATAAAGAATTTAATAAAGAACTAGTAGAGAATGTTGAAGTAAAAATAAAGGAATATTACAATTTAATAACTGAGCTAATGAATTCTAAAGAAGATATAGAAATAAAAATGGAAAGAGAGGTTATTGTTAAGAACGCCTTATTTACAGCAAAGAAAAAATATCATTGGTGGATTTATGAAAAAGATAACACTATTTATAATAATTCATTTGAAACTAAAACTAAAGGTCTAGATACAATTAAATCGTCTACTCCAAAATGGGTAAGTAATGCACTGGATATATTCTTAAAATATGTAATAACTGGTAAAGATGAAGATTATTTGAGATCTTATATTAGATATGTAACAAAAAAATTTAAGTCTTTAACTTTTACAGATATAGCAAAGAGTAGTAGTACAGGAAAATTTAAGTCTTATAAGTCTCCAGAAGAATCTGGATTACTTCCGCACTATAGAGGATCGTTCTATTATAATAATTTTTTAAAGAAATATGACAAAGAGAAGAAATATGAGTATATTGTAGAAGGAACTAAAGTAAAATGGTGTTGGCTAAAAAAGAGTGATAAATTTCAAAATGTTAATGTTGTTGCTCTACCAGAAGATTATAATAAAGAAATATTAAATTTTATAGAAATAGATTATGATAAACAGCTAGACTCTGTATTTAATGGAATGGTTGAGCAAGTTTTAAATTCACTAGGACTGCCACTAATAAAGAAAAAAAGAATATTATAACTTAAAAAGGAATTTAAAGTGAATTATGTAAACAATTACGATTTAGCAGAATCATTATATTTATATGGTAAACATAATAAATATAGATATGAAAAGAAATTCTATAATTATATTCAGATAATGATAGATGAAATTATTAGAGAGGGTAAGTTTTCTGGATATACTAATCTGAGGGATGATATGAAATCGAACGCTTTATATTTTATAGCAATAAACTTGAAGAGAGGTAATATTAAAGTTAAAAAATTGAAAAATGGAAAGACTTGTTATATTAAAACTAAGCTTGCTTTAAAGAGAAAACAAAATATAGTTGAAGAAAAAAATATTGATACTATCTTACTGGACGATATATTAGGAACTGAAGTAATTATTAAAAAGAGAATATCCAATAATAAAGTAATAGTTAGTAAAGTAACTAGTAAGGAAAAACTTAATGCAAGATATAGTAAAATCGAATATGAAGATAAAGAATATGAAATAGATATTTTTACGATAGCATTTTCTAATATATTTTCATACATAACATATATTATTGAGCAATCATTTTGGAAAGTAATAAATGAAGAGAATTTCCAAAGAAATAAAACTCAATTACTATATAATACTGCTAGTAGAGTCCAAACAGATGAAATAAAAGTTGAATTAGACTTTACTAATGAGACTAATAAAGAAAAAATAGAAAAGATGAGGATAGAAGCAATTAAGTACGAGCAAAAAAAAACAGATGAAGCTAATGGTATTATTATTAAAAGAAAGAAAAGTAGAAAGTTAGCTAAAAATAATATTTATGGATACATTAAAAATTAAAAAGGAGAAATAAAATGTCAAGTAAGAAGAGTATTAAATTTAGTGATGAGATTTTAGAAGTATTTAAAATTTATTCAAAGATTGGTAAAAGAAGTGTTAATGAGTCATTTCTAGTAGTTTACGACACTCAGTTAAAAGTAGTTCATGATAGTGGAGCAATTATGTCTACTTATCAGTATGATAGTATTGGAATTGATAAACCATTTGCTTTATTTGATTCTAATAAGTTAATTAGGGCAACAAATCAGTTTGCATCAGTTAAAAAGGATTATGAATTGATAATTAATGAACCAACTCTATCAGTTAAAGCGATTGGTAGTAGAAATAAGTTTGATTTATATCTAGTAGATTTTAAAGAGAAAGGTAAATTAGATGATAATGATGATGTTGATATTAATGGTAGAATGACTAGTTATGTTGTAGTTGATGATAGTAAGCTAGAAGAACTAGAAGAAACTATTAAAACTGACAGTAAAGCTATATTCATCCTTAGTAAAGATGATGTTGATAGAATTAGTAAATATCAAAGAATTATGAACACTAGAGATAAATTTGTAATTAAAAAATCTAAAGAAAATGGTAATATTACTATTGTAGTTACTGATGAAACTACTCAGTCAAATTCTGATGTTGCTAGTTTTGATATTGAAGATGGAATTAGTACTAATAATTTAACTGATAAGGATAGTATTTTAATTAACTTTCCACTAGATTTTTTAGTAGAAGATGACTATAAAATAACTTTAAATGATTTAATGTTATTAGAGGGTGTTAATAAGCCAGTTAAATATATTATAGCACCAGATATTGAGACTGAGAGTTTTGATGACGATACTGACTATGATGATGATTTTGATGATGATTTTAGAAATGATTAAATAATACTTGACAAGTAACTGATTATATATTATATTGTAATCAGTTACTTAATTAAATAAAGGAGAGAACTAAATGAGTAGAAAGGTAGAAGTAAATTCAAATAGTATTGGATTTGCTGGATTATTAACAATAGCATTTATAGTATTGAAATTAACAGACATAATTGATTGGTCTTGGATATGGGTACTTTCTCCTATATGGTTACCTATATTAATAATATTAGCTGTATTAGGTGTTATATTAAGTATAACTTATTTATCAATGTATTTTACAAAAGGAAAATAAAATATGAGTAGTTTATGGGATAGGAAATATAAACCAAGAAATGAAAAAGATATGGTATTAATGCCTAATTTTAGAAAGATGTTGGCAAAAATGATTAAAGATCAAGATATTGGAAATTCGAAGTTATTTTATGGACCTCCAGGAATTGGTAAAACTCTAATAGGGGAGATTCTACTTAATAAGATTGATTGTGATAGTATGGTAATGAATGGATCTGCAGATACTGGGGTTGAGAATCTAAGAAGAAATGTAATACCATTTATGAAAAAAATGAAGATGACTCCTAATAGGAAAATACTAATAATTGATGAGGCAGATAGATTATCTACTAATTCATTAGATTTACTAAAAGCTGAGCAAGAAAATAATAAGAAGAACTGCTCTGTATTATTTATGACAAATCATATTGAAAGATTTCCTGAAGCAAATATATCAAGATTTGGTGGAGGTACTTCATTACTACCAACAGAAAAGAAAGATATTGCTAGAATGAAGAAAATGTTTTATAATAGAGCAATATATATTCTAGATAAAGAGAAAGTATCATATAGTACTATTGAAAAGAAGAAAGGAGATAAAGTAATTAATATTGCTCCAATAGTTCAGAAAATAGTAACATCTAACTATCCAGATTTTAGAAATACAATTATATCTTTACAAAATGCTTTTCAGGAATATGGAGAAATAAATCAAGATGCTCTACAAATGAATAAAATAGTTAGTAATAAAATTATTAAAGCATTAAAAGATAAAGTTAAACCAGCAGAAATGCTTGCTATAGCAAATGAAGTTGACCCTACAGGATTTATACATAGTTTTCAAAAAGAGTTTCCTAAATTATTGCATAATGATAGTCTAAATGAAGCATATCAGATATTTTCATTTTATAATTCAAGTTTAGCTAAAGCTATTAGTAAAGATGGAGCTCACGGTGCGTTTGTTCTCGAATTATTGGATTGTAACTTGAAATGGAAGGAGTAATGAGGTGGCTAAAAATTTATTTGGTATAGAAGTAGGTAATAAAAAAATAGAGGTTGAGAAATCTAAAAGAGTTAGTCCATTTGATTTTGCTAAAGCTATTAGTACTAAAACTAAAGAAGATATTGATAGAGTTGAAAGTTTTATTGGCACAACTACATATTCACAGTATATTATCAATCAAATATTTACTCAAACATTAGTATGGAAAGATAGTGGAGTGTGGAGAAGTTCTAAAATGTGGACTTTTATGAAAGAAGTTAATATAATGGATATTTCTAATAGAATGCACTTTGATATGCTAATGAATTTAGTTCCTCAAAATCCAGGATTCATAAAATATCATTATAAGCAAGCTAAAGATACTGATAAAGATAGAATAGTATTAAAATGGAAGTTTAGTGAAAAAGATGAGGTTATAGAAAAGTATTTAAAGATTATTGATGAAGATGAATTAAAAGAGATTTATGAAGAAAAGAAAGTGTGGGATAAACTACACAAAACTAAAAAGGAGAAAAAGAAATGAGCGAACTTAGCGAGAAGTATGAAGTAAAAATTGCTGATATAAGAAAGCAATTACCAGATAGAAATGATTTTGTAAAGTTGTGGGTTTATAAGAATGGTAAAATGATTGATGAATTTCAATTACAAGATTGGGAAGCACATATGTCATTGTTAGAAGAAACGAAAGTAAATGCAAATCAAATCTTTAGAGATCAATTTGCTCAGTATTTAATAAATGCTGGTTATGGTGTTGAGTTTGTAATTGATGAAAAGAAGTTTGAACCAAAAATGAAAGAATATGCAAAACTAGAAATAAACCTTTTAAAGCAATTTAAAGCTGATTTAAGAAAAGAACATGATTATCTTAAACTTAATGATGATATGCTAGAGAAGGCTTTTAAAATGGCTAAGAATTGGAGAAAGGACGGAGGTTTTGAATTTATTGAAGAAGCTTATGTAGAAATTGTAGAGCTAGTAATAGCTTAAATTAATAATAAACATGGAGGATTTAATCCTATGAAATGTGTAAAATCGAGTGACGGTATTATACTCCGCATAGATGACTTAACTGCGGAAGAGAAGACAAGAAGTGATAGTTGGACTTATTGCCCTAAATCAGAGTGGAAAGCTTTTACTGAAACTAACAAGAAAAAAACTAACAAGAAAAAGGAGAAATAAAAATGGGTAGACAAAAATTTGATTTTAATAAGTCTAAGAAACAAGCAGACAAAGAACTAAATGGTGGAGGAGGAGATGATAGATTCTGGTCTCTAAGTGATTTAAAGAATAGAAAATCTTACACAATGAAGTTTGTGCCAAGTAATGATGGAACTGGAAGCGAAATGTATGTTAAGTTATTTAGTCATACATTTGAATATTTAGATGTAAATGGAAAGAAGAGAAAGTATTTTGGAACTTGCCCAACTACATTTGGTAAAGAATGTCCAATTTGTCAAGGTATTTATGATAAAGATTGGTGGAATGGTGATGATGACGATAAAGCACTTGCTTCGAAGTATGGTAAGAAAAAGAAATTTCTAACTAATGTTTATATTATTCAAGATGACACTAAACCAGATATGAATGGTACTGTGAAAATGATTAGAATGTCACCGCAAGCATTTGAAAAAGTACTAAAACAAATATCTCCAGATGATGCAGATAAGAATAAAAGAAGTTTTAAAGAATTTCATCCTTATGATATTGATAATTCGGCAGAGTTTTATTTAGATTTCACTCCCGCAAAAAATGGTAATTATCCTAATTGGTCTGAGTCTGAGTTTGATAGAGAGTTATCTAGTTTAGGTAAAGACGATAAAGAAACTGATGCTATATTTGAAACTGCATTTGATCTTAATAAATATTTAGACGAATTATTAGAAAAGTCACCAACCAATGAGAGTGTCGTTGAGAGAGTTGGACACATTTTTGATGATGAGGGCGAAACTTATGTAGAAGATGAGAGTGAATATGAAGAGGAGAAAGAAGTAGTTAAGGAAACTCCTAAGAAGAAAGAAACAGTCAAAGAAGAAACTAAAGTTGAGGAGAAGGAAGAAGAAGATGATGATATAGATGATTCAGATTTCGACGACTTGGATGATGATTTGGATTTGGATGAATTTGATTAGGATTAACTAGTTTATAAATATATGTAGAGGGACATGGTGTAAGCTACCTTTCTAATTGCTGTTTCAATTAGATTACCTCTTCAAATATTTCAATGATAACTTAAACAGAGGTTAAAAATGAACACTTCAACAGATAATAAATATTACACTTATGTTTTACTAAATCCACTTAAACCAGGAACTTACAAATACGGTAGGTATACTTTTGAGTATGAACCATTTTATGTAGGTAAGGGACAAGGTAATAGAAGAAAACAACACATAGCACCACACTCAATTATAAAAGACACTATTAAAAATAAAATATTAAGAAGTATTTTAAATAGTAATTTAGCTCCAATTTATTTTGGTAAGCAAAATATAGATGAGCAACACGCATTTAATTTAGAAATTAAACTAATAAAATTAATTGGAAGGAAAGATTTAGGGATTGGTCCACTTGGTAATCATACAGATGGTGGAGATGGTACTAGTGGTTGGAAACATAGTGATAAAACTAAGAAAAAGATGAGTTTAAGTGCTGTTAAAAGATCAAAACGATTAGAAAGCACATTAAGTTTGAATGAAAAAAATATAGTTAAAGAAAAACAAAGATTAAGTCATAGCAAATCATTTATTATTACAGATGATAAAGGTAATAATTATATTTGTAATTATGGATTAAATAATTTTTGTGTAGAACATCATTTGCAATACTCCACAATGAGAAGATATGTTAATATAGGTGTAGTTCAATCATCTATTTATAAGAAATCGGAAAATAGAAATAATGTATT